GCCCTTGTCTTTGGTGCGCCATCTAATAACAAGTTTTACCGCCATGACTCACCTGACATTTCTACAAAGTTGAACATTTCGTGGCAGCGGTCGTATATGTGTTCACCGTATACGTCGCCTATCTGGTCAGGCGAAAGGTTAGAGGTGACGTGCGTAAAATCGCCGTGTCTGAGGTCGTAGCGCCGTTGAAAAATATATTGAAAAACGTTCTCCATGTTTCCGTAATATCCGATAGGGATACATTCGCGGCCAACCTCATCAAATGCCTGGCGACATGTTGTGATATAGTCCTCAATGCCGGGATAGCCGTTTTTTGCAAACATTCCGGCTACATAGCTCGCGTTGGTTATGTTGAAACCGTAAGCCCAGGCATCTTTGTGCATGGCGCGAGGCTGCAACGTCTTGCGGTAGTACGCAGGGGGCCGCATGATCCGGCAGTAGTCACGGATGATTTCAAGCATCGTCGACTTGCCCGTTCCGATGTCGCCCCACAGCCATAGCCCTTTGTCAGGGTCGTGTCTGCCATCGAGCATCAGGCACCACCGCACAAGATCGTTGAGTAACGGCTTCATGGCAGAGGTGATTCTGAAACGGGGGCAGACAGACCTGCATACGTCGAGAAATTTAAATTTCTCCTGAAGTGTCACGTCTCTTAAGCCGTCCGCTCGGCACGACACGCCCTTTGATTGGTATGCCGCCTCTTGGACTGTCCGGCCTATAGGTCTGGGATTGCTCATTTTTCTGTCTGTTTTCTTTTTGTCGTTGCTCGTCATCGAATATCCATGAATTGGCGCGGTTTTGCCAACTTGTTAAACGGCGGTTAAATTTATCGAGCCAGCCAACGGCGGCAAAATTGTCGTAAAACCTCCGGGCACATTCCTCCCAATTTTCCAGACGCATTTCGGCGTCTTGGCTCAGGAAGTACCGTAGTACCTCGTCAAGAGTCGGCGGGATAAAAGAATCTTTCGTTTTTGTCTTTTTCGGCCGTTTCTCTTTCGGAAAACTAAACTCGGTTTGACGCGCGTGCGCTGCGCTCTCGCCGTTAGGCGAGATACATGTTTTCTGTTTTTTGTTTATATTATTATACTTATTAACAGCCCGGGGTTTTGGGTCAGTTTTTGGGTCAGTTTTTGGGTCAATTATTGACCCAAAACAGCTTTTTGGGTCAGTTTTTGGGTCATCTGTTGACCCAAAACCGTCGGGGAATATCCACTCATCATCAATTTTCACAGGGAAACAATATGCCGGCTCAGCTTTCCTCCTTGATCCGTTTCTGAATCCGATCAAACCCTTCGACACGAGCTTTTCTCTTCCTGCGGCGAGTGTATTCTTTGTTATCGCCATTAATGCTAATGCCCGTGGATTAGGTAACGTGAACGGGTTCCTCCAGTGTAACTTGTTACAATAATCAAGCAGACGAAAATATATTTCCGTCTCTACTGAAGTCCGGCGCTCCGTCTCGGATTCCATAATTTGCCAATATCGGTTTATCAGCTCGATATAATTCATCGATATAGCGGATACTTGTTAAGAGCTTCGGTAATGTATTTCTGTGGACTGATCTGAAGATAAGTGCAAACCGCATTAATAAACTCGATCAGGCCATGACAGACGACGTAGGAGCTTCCGTATCGCTCTACGAGGGTCTGCCATTGCACCTGTTGGTCACTCTGAATTCCGGCACGGCTATTTCTACGTTCGGGAACTTTCATCTCAATGCAGAGGCTCGCTTTGCCACCCGAGGGGAACAAAAGAATGAGGTCGGCCACTCCTTTGACCTGACCCTCATAGACCATAGAGGCCCCGGCTCGACCACCCCGCCAACCTCCATTGGGGACAGAGAACAGCAGACGGTCAACCTTGGGAAATGTCATACGGAACCAGCAGACGCAAGTATGCTGTATCTTGGCTTCCGAATAGCCTTTCTCTGCCTCTAAGATTTCTTTCTCAGTCATTTTGATTGGGGTGTTCTTTATGTCGGTCGCGCTCGTTTAACAGCTTGACTATTTGCTTAGCTTTCTCTACATTGCCGTTCTTGGTGTCAAAGAAAGCAACAGTCTCCAGCTGAGGCCCGAACAGACCGATGTCACGTTTGAGGATGTAAATTTTATCGCCAAAGATTTTGTAGCGGAATGTCCGTTTCATAATTTGTCTTTGAACAGATTCATGGTGATGTTGACCATATCCTCTTCAATCTGTGTCGTTGTTCCTGTGACCTCATTGGCAATTCCTTTTTTTGTCTGAATTACGTTATACATATATCTGTCGATGGTTTTGTCGCCAAGGAAATAATAGCAGTTGACTGCGTTTTTTTGCCCGTTGCGGTGAGCGCGGTCTTCTGCCTGCTCGCAATCAGAATATGTCCAGGGGAACTCTATAAATCCTACACGGCTTGATGCTGTGAGAGTCAGACCCGTTCCGCCAGATTTGTAGTTCAGGATGATAAGCTTGCACTCCGGGTCGTTCTGGAACCTGTCGACAGCGTTCTGCTTGGCCCGGATGTCATCGGAGCCGGTAACAGTGACCGCTTCGGGGAATTCTTGCTTAAGAGCCGCCACTACATCTTTAAGATAGGCGAACATGATAAGCTTTTCGCCTCCGTCGACGATGTCATGAATAAACTCCGAAACAGCTTTGATCTTGCCTTTGGCAGCGATTTGCTTGAGGATATTCATCTTCACCATTACCTGCCCTCTCATAGCACGGGCAACCCGATCGTCACTCGCATTCTGGTATTGTCGCAGATATTTGATGACGTCATTCTCGGCATCGTCATACTCTTTGCGGTTGGTGATGTCGCAGGTGATATACTGTCTCATCTTATCAGGCAGCTGCGTCAGTACTTTTTGTTTCTCCCGGCGAAAGAAACAGCTCATCCACAGACGGTAATTAAGCTCTCGCAGGTTGGACGACTGTTTGGGGCCGTCGCAGTAGCGCTCGACAAAGTGCCTCCATCCTCCGAAATCGTCAAGCCTGTCGAGAATCCGAAGCTGTTGAATGAGGTCGGTGTTATTGTTTACGACCGGAGTTCCCGTCAGCGCGAATATCCAACGCTTGCCTTTGCAGATTCCCTCAACATATTTTGACTGCTGGGTTTTGCTTGACTTGCATTTGTGGCTTTCGTCGATGATGACCGTATTGAATATCCCGATTCGTTCGTCGAATATGACAGAACGAAGCGTCTTTCGTGCATGATCTTTAACTCCCGATACGAAAAATTTCTTAAGACTTTCGTAGTTTGTTATGAATACCGGGGTATAGGGTTCGCCGTCGACGCGCTTGAGTTCATAGAACCGTTCCCAGCTGTCGCGGTTTTTGTCGTCGAGGATAACCGCATTAATGCCTGCGAACTTCTTGAACTCGCGCTGCCAGTTCACTTTCAGCGCTGCCGGACATATCACGAGCGCGGGATAGGATTCGCCGTAGGTCTTAGCTTCCTTATGCGCTTTGACAACTGAACAAATCGCCTGAATTGTTTTGCCCAGGCCAGGTTGGTCTCCGAAGATACAGCGTTTATGATCCAAGGCATAGCGGACTCCTTCGAGTTGATATTGATAGGGATTGAGAAGCATATAATGTTCACCGGTGAATTCCTTCATCGGAGGCACCTCATATATTACGTCGTGAGTCTCGCTACGCCTTGAGATGCCGGCACAATACCGCTTTGCAACGGCCCATTGGGCGAAAGCCTCTACATACCACCGGGCATCACGCCCGGGAGGATAGCAGATGCTTTCCTTTTTCACAATCCATTCTTTCTCCTGAGCATCCCATCTCGGGCCGCTCGGAACGCGTCTTATGATATTGACGAGCTCTTTATGATACTCAAAAGAAAGACGGAATGTGTTTGGCGTTTCGGTAATATATATCGGTTTCATTCTCAGGCTACGTTCTCGTCAGGCTGTTCAACCGGCGCAGCATCGTCAGTAGGTGTGACTGCTGCAAATGGGTCGTCGGGGTCTCCGTCAAACATCGTAGTCTGCAAGACTTCCCATTTGCGGTTGAGGATATATTCCTTGGTCTCATAGATGACGTTCTGAACAGCAAGATCGAAGTCGTCGATATGTCCCCATTCAAAAGTTTCGGACTCCATCTCAACTCCGGGGGCATTCAGGTTGAGCACCCGTGAAGTAATAAGAGTACGGCGCCCAGTCATCGTGATGATGCGGTTGTTCTCGTCGCCACCTATGCTCAGGCCGCTAACATCGAGCTTGCGGAGCAAATCGACATTCCCGGCAGACTCGAGGTTGCTCCAGTCGATGTCGTCAGCTTCTTTCTGCTCTGTTAGATCAGCGAAATACGGCACAAGGGCCGCCAGCGCAACGCGCAGGTCATTATGACATTTGTTTTTTCCTTTGAGCGTGATTTCGTTACCGTCGGCGTCAGTATATGACGCTTCGACGCAACCGCCTTTGCTCAATTTGACTTTTTTGATTCTGATGTCTTGTGTTTCCATTTTTATTAAAAAGAAAGCCGGACGGCGCG